ACATAGTACTCTTGCATTTCTCGACCACCGCTAACACAACTACTCCACCGTATCATAAGAAAGTTTGAAAACTTTTTTCTTTCTTCGTCAGTCAAACTGTCATAGAAGGCTCGATCTTTTTGATCCACACATCGCATTTCATTTGCTATGTTTAGTTTTTCACTCACTTGAGATATTCCTCATATGCATCAATAATACGTTGTTGTGCTTTTATATAGTCCCGCATTGCTTCAAAGTTTACGCTTATGTCCTCATAGTCTTGACCGCTGAGACCAAACACTGTAGCAGGCTGTCCTTTAGATTGCAGGGTTGTAATTGTTTCATCTATATTATACATGCTTATTGTCATCCAGTCAACCTCTCTTAATTTAACTGGAGTGATTCTTGGTATAATAACTGTTTTTTTATTAAAACTTATAGGCGGTTGAGGTAAATTACTGCAAGCACCAACAAACAGTGTCACAAAGACAATTAAATATTTTCCCATTTACCAAGCCTTGTTATAATCAACAATTTCACTGTTGCGGTTTACATCCTTAACAAAGTATACACATTCTGGCTTTGGGTCGTCACTAAGTGGCACACAAAGTAATTGTCCGTTTTTAAGTTTAGGCGCATACCATGTAACATCTTGATAGACATCAATTACTTCTACAGGGTAAAACTCGGGTCGAAAATCAGTTAATGGATTAAATTTAAATGCACTAAATCCTCGATCGTTTAAACTGGTCAATGGCAATACTTCAAGATCTCCAGTATCATGTTCACCAATTAAAAGTTGCCAATCCATTGGCATTTTTACTGTATGTTCTCCAATGCGTAACACCAATGCAGGGCTACTAAAAGACTCTAAGTAAATTAAAGGTATAAAGAAATAATCTGGATTAGTAGGATCACTATTGTCAAATATTGCAAAACGTAAATCACCAATTTCATCTGGCAGTGTTTCTAAGTTGTATGATCTATTTGTATCAAGTTGTAGTATTTTCATTTTAAGTCTCTTATCATTTAATTTTCATCCAATCTAATTTTTCAATACTAAAGGGATAATTTGCCTCTTTGTAAAATGTTTTTCTTTTTGTTAAATGTCGTTTGGCGTATTTACATGTACTAGTGATATCCCATATTTGCACATGATCTTTGTCCTCTGCTTTTCTTATCCCACGCCCGATACTTTGGATAACTCGAACAAAACTTTTTCCAGGTTCCAACAAAACCAAATTAAAGATACGGGGAATATTAATCCCCACAGCAGCCACCCCATAAGTGGCAATAATAATTTTACCTTGGGCAGTAGCCACTTCATCATACTCATCTTGCCTTTCACCTGATTTAGTACCACCACTAATAAAAACACTGTCAGGCAATCTTTGTTGTAATGCTGTGCCTGCACTAATTCTATCAACTAATACTAATGTATTTCCAGTTAAGTTAACTCGACTAACAAGTTCGCTTATAGTATCCAGTCTACCTGTTTCTTCCAATAAGTATTTTAATTCACTTTGATAATTATTATATTCTACCTGGTCAATTAATTGTACAATATTCACATGGCAATTTGCCAATACACCTCTCTCTTGTAATTCACTAGCACTCAGTTGACTTTCAACTGGGCCTATACTTACATGTAATGCTTCAAATTCAAATGCTTCCTTGGGTATTGTTCCTGTTAATCCCCAACGTATAGGTATTTGACTCATTACACCAGTTAATAGTGTTTTTAGTGCGTCTGCTTTAGCCATATGTACTTCATCAACTATAACACAAACAACATCTTCTAAAAAATCTTGTATTGTAACTTCGGCTTCAAAACTTTTTGTATTCTTTAACAGTATATTCAAACTTTGCCAAGTACAAATTGTATGTGTTTTACCAAATTCTTTTCTGTCACCAAAAAATACACCCACATCCAATCCCATGTTGATGTAATCTTTTTCAGTTTGTGTTACTAAACTTTTATTGGGAACAATAACAATACTACGTCCATATGATTCAATGCGTTGACTCAGTGCCGCAGTCATAATAGTTTTACCTGCGCCGGTTGCAATTTCCTGTAAACATTGTGGGTTTTCTAAAAACTTATTAACTATTTCAACTTGATAATCACGTAATGTTATACTTTCGCCAGCAGCTGGATGTTTTTCTGGCCATTTGATATGTGCAAATGAATTACTCGTTACTTTGTCAAAATCAAATGTGGTTGTATATTCACGCAGGTCACTTAATTCTATGTCATATCCTTCGTCAACTACCATCGGAAGTATTTGTGGCAATAAGTTTACATAGCTACTACCTCCCATTTGAAAAAATGCAATCTTGCCATCCCATCGTCCAAGTTTAACTGCTGGTAAATATCTTGCATAAGGTACAGGAAATTTAAATTTAGCATGCAGTTTTTTGCGAGTATCTAAATCTAAGCCTTCAAATTTAATATTAACTTCGTCTCGTACTATGAGAGTTGCTTGTTTCATTCTGCAATCATCCGATCAATTTTATTTTTAAAAGCATCAGTATAATGTGCTTGGCTAGCATACCCAGGATGTAAATCTTCTGCACTTACCGTGTCTTGTTGTAGAGATGCTAAACTGTTGTACAAGTTCAACCACAATTCACTACGAATTCCGCCATTGTATTTGTAGTCGTCGTGAACTTTATTGTACAAGGTTAATATTTCTTCATCATCTCTATTGTTTATATTATACATGACTTTTTCAAATTCGTCTAGTTCGTCTGGTAATGAAATGTTTTTTCTTTCAAAGTATTCACTGGGCCATGGCCCAAGGGTGTTAACAAATACAAGTTTACCACCTCTCATTGTAACTTGAATGTCACGTATTACATTCACAAATGCAACTAAGTCTAATAGATCCCAGTGATCGTTTTGTATTTTACGTAGTCGGTCACCAGTTTCGCCTAACCATTTGCTAGTAAAATGTCCACCGTCGTTTGTGTTTATACTGTGTCCGTCATCTCTAAGTACAGTGTGTGTTTGATACAATTCAAGTCCAACATTAAAACACCAACGAGGTATTGCACTCCAGCCAACTAATACTACATCATAATAGTTTTGTCGTAAGTGTGCAAGAGTTTGCATAAAAATACTATAGTTGTTTGCACCATCAACTGCATAATTGTTAATTATACAGTTAGGTAACAATGCATTGACCCATAGACATTTATCGTCTTGTTCATTGCGTAATCCATGCCCTCGGGTCATACTACAGCCAGTTACTAATACTTTTTTTGACATATAATTATTATACGTTATTAGGACGCATGTGTCAACAGATATTCAGACATTTCAGGAAAAATTTTTGAAAAGTTTGTGCCGCGGTATTGGTCATGCCATGCCGTACGTTTTACAAATGCATCATAATGCTCACTGTCATCATTTTCTAACATCAGTTGAGCCCATTTCCTTACATCAATAAATTTACTTTTATATAATCTTTTTATTATAGCTTGCTTGGCTTTACCATGCCAAACAGTTGGACGCATTTCATTTGGATCATGTACTCTGCCGCACCAAGGTTTTGGTAACCCAACGCTTTCGCACCATGCATAAAACTTGTCAAGGTAATAAACATTGTATGCACTTACAGTGTGGGCAACACTTAGCTCAACGTTAATGTATTTTATCTGTTTGGTTTGGTATTGTTTGATGTGTTGTAATACTGTATTCCAGTTTGCCGGATGTCTAATGTATTCAAACTGTTGATCAATACCATCCAAACTCAATTGTATTTCTACGTTTTTAAAATGTTGCCATCTAGTCCACCATTCGTCATTAGGCCAAATTGTAACATTTGTTGTATAGTGCAATGTCATGTGTTGAGCTTTGCCTGTTGTAATATAGTAGTCTAATAATTGATGTTGTGCTGGTACACCACTTAAAAATGGTTCACCGCCTGGAATGTCAATGTGCAACATATCAGGTGCCCATTTAACAAACTCTTCTACAAATTTATTTTTACGAAAGTGTACTGGTTTAATATCCATACCAGTTAAGTCTTTATATTCTTTGTGCCACCGACTACTAGCCCAGCTGCTGCATGTAATACATTTAAGATTGCATGTATTTCCAAATGCAATACTACTAGTTATAAATTCTTTTTTGATTAAGTCACGAGAGTCTAACACCGATTGCCAACGTTTATAATCCATTTGCCTTTTGCTTGGTATCCTGTTTTCTTCTTCTGTTTTACAACGTATACACCCAATTGGCCAATTACCTTGTTTGAAATCTTCTTTAACTGAAGTTAATGTATCGCTTTCAATATACTGTTCCACAGAATGATCAAAAATATTGTATTCAGATTCATTGTAATGAACATGACGAAACTTACAACAAGGTGCTATTGTGCCTTGTTGGTTAATATCAATATTTGTCCAGGGAGCATGACAGAAGATCATATCATTATTTAATCAAAAAAAGAGGTACTAGTATTAAACTAGTACCCCTTGTGGAGTATTTCACTCCAAGGTTACCGGGATGACTCAGGAGCTAGAAACGTGTAAGTATCATCCCGGTTGTTCTTATTTTGCGTATGCATTTCGCATGCAAGTTGACTTAGCTAAATTTCTCCAATTTGTTTTGCTAACTTTAGTTAAGTCTGCAATTTTAAGTGCCATACGCAAACTAACTTCACGCAAACGATCTTTATTTTCGCCCATAAAGGCAATAATTTCATCACCTGTTTCTGCATCAAAATCATAGTCAACAAACAAGTCGCCTTTGTTAAAGATCTGTTTAATACGCAAGATCTTATCACGCATGGTGTTTAATGTAAGATCCAAATAGTGACAACGTGATTGCAATGCATCCAAATGATCTTTAAGACGTTTGCTTTTTAGTGTTTCAAAGTTTAAGTTAGTAATAAAAATTACTCCGCCTTTAAAATCAAAACTATTTGGAATACCTTCATTACGCAATTTACTGCTGTCTGCATTCCAATGAATACGTCTACGTTTACCGCTGTCAAGTGCGGCTTTGAGAATGTTTAAACTCAAATCATCTAACAAAATACTATCACAATCATCAAACACTAGTACATGATTTTTATCTGCATGTTTGTAAAGTGTTGCATACAATCCAATTGGAGTCATTGCACCTTTAACAACCTCGTACTTGAGTCCTTTGCCTGCAATCTGTTCAAACAAACTTGCTTTTTCAAGTTCAGTTTCAACACCAAAACTTTTACCAACACCTGGAGGTCCTGTGACAATCATAGCACGTACATCACTGTTAATTGTAGCTTTGGTCATATCTTCAAGTATTTGAAAACGCTCTTCAATACGCTTGATTATTTGTTCATCTGTCTCAACATCTTGTTTGACATCAGTTACTGGGTTACCACCAATGTATTCAAACGAGTCTTTGTTATCAACTAACACTCGAATTTTATCTCGACCTTCAAATTGACCTTGCCCTTGCACGGTGAGAAACATTCCTTTTGTTCCTGTTTGTACAGGTTTGACTAATGAAAACACACCGTTAACTTCAACGCCGCGATACGTACCGTTTTTAATTTCAACTTTATTCATTTATTGCTCCTAATTAACACGATTTGTTTGTTGCTCTTTGTCAACTTATATTAATACAGTAACACAGTTTTATTACTATGTCAACCTTTATATTGCTATAATGG